TGTGCCTTCTGTAATGTGGTCAGTCTCAACAATCTCTTTACTTACCTGCGTATTTTCCGGCTTTGCAAAGGGCGGCGCTACTTGTTTACTGGTCATTTTGATCCTCACTTAGTTGAATACTTGCCATTTCGCCAGTGGTGATGACTGATTGCAGCGACTCGATAAAATCCCTCAACGCCCGGGTGCGCATCCACAGCATTTCACGATCCTCAATAGTCTGTGCTTCTAACCACATATTCTGGTATCCATGCAACAAGTTATTGAAGTGCTCCTGCATCAGGTCGTCATGCAGAAACTCGCCCATGCGCTGTCCAGCATAGACTTCTGCGCGCCGCGCAGCCCGGTCAATGTCGTCCATTATGTTCTCCAACCTACCTATTCATCATAGTTCGCATATCTATCCCCTCCGGGGATAGATTATGCTCACGCTGCCAATTTCACCTATTATAGATTCAACTCCCGCATTGCAACCTACTACCTTCTCATGAACTTCAATCTCGCTACCGCTCGACCAACATGAACAACATTCAGCAGCCACCGCCGTGGGGCCGCACTTTAGTTCCGCCGCCCCAGGTCCCCGCGGTCAGCCCCAACGCCAGGATGCCTGCGTGGAGCCGCATACTTTTCGAAAAACAGTGGCGCTATATCAGCGTGCGCGGTGGCCGGGGTTCTGGTAAGACCAAGAATTTCGCCCGTGCGCTGGTCATGAAGTCCACTGAACGCCCACTCCGGGTGCTCTGCACTCGGGAAGTTCAATTATCGATTCGTGACTCAGTCTATATGAATGTGGTCAATGAGATTAACGAACTGGGTCTGCAACGGGATTTTGATATTCTCACCAATGAGATTCGGTCCAAACGGCACCCGGGCGGGGGTTTCATCTTTCGCGGGCTGGCGGCTGAAACCATCGATTCAATCAAGTCGATGGCAAACATTGATATAGCGTGGGTCGAGGAAGCCCAGTCTGTTTCACGCAAATCTCTCAACATGCTGTTCCCGACGATCCGCGCAGACGACTCACAAATCTGGTTTAGCTGGAACCCCATTCTGGAAACAGACCCGATCTATGAGTTGGTCATCAAGGAAGGCTTACCTGCGTGCGCTTCACTCTTTGTCAATTTCGATCAGAATCCCTGGTTCCCGCGCGTGCTGCAATTGGAAGAACAGCATATGTTGGGCCGGAATCCCGTGCTCCATAAGCACGTGTGGCTAGGCTATCCACTTGCCGCGGTTGAGGGTGCCATCTACTTCGATGAAATTGTGGAAATGGAGCGTGAGGAACGCACCCGATTATTGACCATCGATGATTTGCTTCAACCTTATGCGGTATTTGACTTGGGTTTCGATGATGCAATGACTTGCGGCATTGTTCAGACGACTTCGATGGACGTGCGTATTGTAGACTACATGGAGAACAACCGGGTCAAGCTTTCCTGGTTCGATGAAGAACTGCGTGGGCGCGGTTATGGCAACGCAACTGTGGTATTTCCGCATGATGGTCGCAATAAGAACTTGTTGACGGCCACTTCTCCACAGGAAATGATGCAGGATTACGGGTGGGTCGTGGAAATTTGTGATAATCTCGGCGTGGAAAATGGCATCCGGCTCACTCGGGAAACCATGCCATACATGTTTATCGATAAAGTCCGTTGCGCACAATTGTTGGAGCACCTGAAGCGTTATAAACGCAACAAATATGGGCATCCGCAACACGATGAAAATTCCCACGCTTCAGATATGGTCCGCTACATCGCAGTCCATCGACCGATGATGGATACCAGCTTTCATGGTGGCGAATGGGGCGGTAGTAGTTGGGGCCGGGAACTCGAGTATCCGCGTCTTATTACAGGATGAGGGCGTCATGGAAGAAAGTGATCTGGAAGAACTGTTCAGAGACGACAACCGCCCTGACTCGAGTCCTGGTAACATTCCGCTTGCGGGTGTACCGATACAGATTATTCATGTTCAGGAAGACAAGGAAGACCCAACAAACCTGAAAGATGAAGACCTGGAAATGTCGGAGTCCGAGATTGATGCGATATTGGGTGCACGCATCAAGAACTCGACCACCTGGCTAGGCTCTGAGATTTCCATACAGCAAGCCAAGGCGATGCAATACTACCTTGGACTGGCTGAAGGTGATTTGTCACCACCGGGAATTCAGGGTCGATCTGGAATTGTGGATACCACTGTTTCCGATCAGATTGAGTGGATGATGCCCGCGTTGATGGAGATTTTTCTCGCATCGGGTTCGGTGACCAAGTATGGCCCACGCAAGGCGGGTGACGAACAAGCGGCGATGCAGATGACCAATCTGGTCAACTGGATCATTATGGAGGACAATCCAGGTTTCATTTTCTTTCTCGAGTGGTTCAAGAACTCGTTGCTGAACAAGGTCGGCGTTGCCAAGGTATTCTGGGATGAATACACTGATGTAACGCGTGAGGAGTACAATCAGTTAGATGATGGTCAATTAGCCATCGTTTCGGACGACCCCGATGTTCGAATTACTAAGATTGTTAGTTATATTGACCCTAATGCTGAACGCGCGGCGATGGCCCAATATAAGCAACAGGTCGACGCCGTTCGTCAATGGAACGAAGCCAAACAAATGGCAGCAGTGCAGGGGCTACCGTTTCCGCCGCCACAGCCCGGTGCTCAACAGGGTCCGACCGCGGCGGGTGGGACAGCAGGCCCACCGGCTGCACCTCCCGGTGCTGCACCTCAGGGACCAAGCATGCAGCCGCCGTCGCCGCCGCAACCTATCAAGTTAGAAACCTTGCCACAGATGCATAATGTGACGCTCACTCGTAGTGAGAAGTCAGGACATGTGGCTATTGAGTCGATGAACCCGGAAGATTTTCTGATCGATGAAAAGTCCAAACGTATCAGTGATGGGTTCTGCGCGCATAGGACGAAGAAAACAGTATCCGATTTGAGGGTGAAGTATGGGGATGAAGCTATCGATGGTATTGATTGGGATCAGGTATCAAGTGATCCTGATGCACTGACGGTTGAGAACTCTGAAGTAATGTGGTCACGCGAATCTCTCCAGACGGTGTATAAACCAAGCCAGTTCGATGACTATGGCGATGAATCAATGCGGATAGTGTGGCTATATGAGTGCTACCTACCGATCGACGCAGATGGTGACGGAGTCAGTGAGTGGCGCAAAATAGTCCGCGCTGGCAACGCACTACTTGAAAATGTGGTGGTTGATGGGCCACCGTTTGCGGCGCTTTGCCCGGTGCCCATTCCGGGTCTTTTCTACGGGCGTTCAATCGCAGACCTCGAAATGCCGATGCAGTTAGCGAAGACTGGGGTCATTCGCTCATTGGTCGACAATATGAATGTCCAGATCAATGGTCGTACCTGGGCCATTGAAAGTCAAGTAAACATCAATGATTTGCTGACCAATCGACCGGGAGGGGTAGTTCGTGTCAAATCGGCGAATGCTGTTGGAATACTTCAGCAAGGTATGGCCGACAGTCAGGGCGCATACCAATTACTCGACTACCTCGACACAGCGTCGCAGGAGAAATCAGGAGTTACGAAGTATACGCAGGGCATGGATGCTGACACTCTTAATCATACTGCTAGTGGTCTCGCTCGGATTACTCAGCGTGCAGATATGCGGGTTAAGTTGATTGCCAGGCTGTTTGGCGAAGGCGGTGTCAAGGAACTCTGCACTTTGGTTCAAAAGACGCTTATGCGCTATCAGGATAAAGCGATGGCGTTTGAACTCAATGGTGGCTGGACTGACGTTGATCCGCGAGTCTGGCATAATAAATATACGATGAAGTGCACAGTTGGATTAGGCACTGGTGACCAATCTGCAATGATTGCCCAGATTTTGCAACTGCTCGGTGTTCAGCAGCAGGCGATTCAGGGCGGCATGGTGACGCCTATCAATATGTTCAATTCACTCAGCGATCTGGTTCGCGCGATGCAACGCGGTGATCCGTCGCAGTATTTCACGGCTCCGCAGCCCGGACAGCAGTTTCCGCAACCGCCAAATCCGCAAATGATTGCAGTACAAGGTCAGCAGCAACTCGATCAACAGAAATTCCAGGCTGACCAGGCAATGCAACAGCAAAAAGCACAAGCTCAGGCGCAAAATGATGCGCGTGATGCGCAAAACCGCGTGCAGGAAATGATTTTGCGTGAACAATTGCTTGATAAGCGTACTCGAGACCAGTTTGCTCAACAGCAGTCATGGGAACGCGAAAAATTCTACGCGCAACAGGCTGCAAACTTGCAGGAAGCGGCGATGAAAGCCGGAGTCGACGCCCAAACAGCCGGTACTGGCGCGAATGTGGTATTGCATGACCTGAATACCGGTCAGATGGCACAAGTTCCGACTGACACTGCGCTCGAAATGCGTTCGCAGAACATGGATGCAGCCCAGCAGGAAGCCGACAGACAGCATGAAGCGACTCAAAATGAAGCGGATCGGCAAAATCAGGCAAACATGCAGCAGGAACAGCTAAAGTCGCAGGAAAGGGTCGCCAAGCAAAGAAAGCCCCCGCCAAATAAGGGTGGAAATAAACAGTAATATGGATTATATTTTCTAGGAGTCGACAAAATGGCTACTGAGGCTACCCAAACTGCTACTCCAGCAACGGGCGCTGAACCTGAAATCGAAGACTTCTTTATGGACCCGGCTGACGGCAA